ACGTTTGTCCGCGCCAACATTGTCACCATACAAAGATTGCGCTTTTCCCATGACATGACGCGATGGCGTGACGGGATCAATCCTCCAATAATTATCCAGCGTTCCCGACGAGTCCTGCCAGCGATCCTTGTTTGCGAGACCAACGGATGACGACAATGTAAAGTCCCCAGTCAGGTCGGCCAAATCAGCGGAATAAGCCGTGAAAACAATATCCGAATCTCCAGTAAACCCCATGCTTAAAAACGCGAGGACGGGAAAGCCGTACGGAACCCATTTCAATGTAAGCGTCTGCTGTGTCCCGTTCGTATTAGTAATGCTTTCCACCAATGGAATATCCCAATAAAATTCATCTCCATATTGCTTGAATGGAATAATATCCCCATCTTTATCGATCATGACCGTTCCGACGCGCCTGAAATAAGTATATCCGGCAAGATCCCCGGTGAGCGTAGGAGCATCACATGAATCGGATATCAACGCATCGACAAGGTTTTCCTCTGGATTATAAATTACATAAACGTAATACCACTTTTCGCTTGACCGGGATTCTCCCGGCATGGGGGTTTCCGTGTCATCCAATCCGCCGCCTCCCGATCCTGGAGACCAAAGGAATGTAATATCCTTGGTTATTGGTGAGTCGAGGTCGATATTGTAAGTGTTTGTTGAATCGCGGCAGGAACCAGGGGCAATATCAATGCATGTATCGGGGTATCCTGGATTGTTGCTTAGTTTGAATCCATAAAGATAGCCCCTCGGATAGCCGTATAATCCCGCCGGAAATTTGTTCTGCGGCACATGGGTTAGATCCAATTGGCGGCCATCCACGGCGGGCAATTGCGCACCGAATTCCTCGGTTCCGACTTCCAGGAGCACCACCTCTCCGGCGTCGGTCCCGGTGTTACACAACGCCGCCGTCCCCAGGCTGAGCAATTCCGGCCCCCGGGCCGTTTCCGGGTCCGGCGCATTGATCAAGCGCGTGCCGAAATTGGAGTAGGATTGGATATGAACCGGATCCATGGTCCATATCGTCCGGTCGTTGGCGTCCTTTAAGACGATTTTGTAATCCCCCGTGCCATAGATTGCGGCTTCCCCCCGGGCGTCCAATACCACCGGCTGTTCATGCGGCGTTCCGGAAGCGGTCTTGTATACGGTTTTCGCATTGCTGTCCGATCCGGATTCATAAAAGTACGCCCGCCCTCCCGCCAAAGGATTCCCGGCGGAATCAAATGCCTGAAACATGGGATTGTTGATGCGGTAATACGCCATGATACCCTCCTAAAATCCGGCCCATTGGCCGATTGTCCGGGGAGGAACCGCCGCCGTCGTCTCGGGAATCCGCTCGATGGCGGGCCGGGGCCGCAGGGAGCCCTCGATCCGCAACCGTTCTTTCCGCGGAGGGACGGATACTTTCCGGACCGCCGCTTGCAAACTCTCTTTGGTGATGTAGGGAATATCCCGGCGGCCCAACAACCGGACTTGCTGATTGTATTCCCGCACCTCCCGCAACAAATCCAAATATTGGTCCTTGGAGCGTTGCGGGGGGCTCGCCAGGAAATACCGGCGGAACCGGGAATAGATTTCCGAGCGGGTTTCCTGCATGTCCTGCGCCGTCAGGGTTTCGAAATATTGCTTTTCCCGGATGCGGGCGATCCGGGCGGGATTCAGGGAAACCAGACGCAAGACGGCATCGTAGGTATTGGCCCGGACCGGCTCGCGGCCGAAGAAGATCGGCGTATTATTCCGGGCGGTGATCCCTTCGTTGTATTCCCGGTAGGATTTCAAGACGTTGGCCGCCGCCAAGGGAAGCGCCCTCTCCAGTCCTTTCATGTAATTCCCCTGGCGGATTTGTCCGATGCCCCCCGAAATATCTTCCCATACGGAATACGGGGCCCCCATCACCTCGTTGACATTCGTGGGAACGGAGGTCAGGTCAATGGAGAGCGATCCCTTCAAATTAATATTCAGCAATCCCGCCAGCCCGTACCGGGCAAACATTTCGGCCTCATCGCCCATGTGATCCTGGATGAATTCCATGAAAGCTTCTTCGGGATCATCGTCCGTGAATTGCCGGATCAATTGCAAGAGCAGGGCGAGGGGAAGCGCGGCTCCCACTCCCGCCACCAGGCCCGGTGCGAAAAGCATATACATCATGGCCGCCCATTCCCTCCGGCTGAATCCCAATTCCAGCGCCGTCAACAAGAAGTTGTGTGCGAAGGTTTTGAACATGTAGAAGGCGCGACCGGCCTTGGAAAAATATCCCTGTCCCCTCAGCAACATGGGATAATTGGCCTTTCCGTACACCCCATTCGCCCGGTCGGAGATCCGTTGCGCCTTGTACATCAATATCTTGAATTCGAGATCCGACAAATTCTCGAATTTTTTGTTGCCCAGCATGGCCCGCGCGGCGGCCATGATCGAGGCGACCCGGTTGATTTTTTCCGATGTTTTGAACATCCACATCGCCTTGTCCACGAAACTGTCGTATTTTTGGGGCAGGGTCGCCGAGAGCACCCGCATGGATTCCCGGTTGAATTGGGCTTCATGCCAGCCTTGATCGTGGATGAAGATCATGGCCCGCAACGTGCCCTTGTCCAGCATGGCGGGGTTCCGCCACCAGGTGGCGTAATCTTTGATTCCCCGGGCGATCAACAGCATGGCCCGGGATGCCGAGATCTGGGTGTATCCCTTCAGGCAGGCCACCACATTGGTGGGCAATACAGTCAAATTGATGATTGGGGCCGCAACCCGGAATCCCAAGTACTTCAACATGGCCAGGCCTTGCAGGAAGCCGATCACCCGGTCCCCCATTTCATCATTGCGCAGCATGTCGGCCATGTACGTCAAGGCATCCCGGTACGCATTGGGCTGCTTCCCCGGATCAATCCGGTTGTCTTTCACGAAGGTGGCGTAATCCTTGTATTTGGCTTGCGGGTACCGTTTTTTATAACCCTTCCAGGAAACAATCCTCCCCGTGATCGCATTCATCATTTCCCTGGCCATGATCCGCTTGGCCGTCCCGTTGGCAATGGCCCGTCCGGCGGTCACTACGGAAAAGAGAATGTCTTCCCGGTACCCGATCACGACATTCTTCCCCTTGGCCGGTCCCCGGTGGATACGGAATGCCGAGCTGGTATGCGACCGCAGGATGTTGGCCACTTCCTCCACCAGGGTTTGCGCGAAAAGCATCTGGATATCCACCCCGGAATTCTGCAGCGGGATCCGCAAATTTTTAGGGATTTTTTCCAGGGCTTTGTTGATGATCGCCTCGATCTTCATCGGGCCTTCCAATCCCTGGAACAACGAGGCGGGCAATTGGCTGACGATACTTTTCCGAATCTTGTATCCTTGCCGCCGCAAATGGGTCGCGTGCCAATTCAATTTTTCCTTGGAATTGAACATGCGGTAAATGGGATTGGCTCCGGGTTTAACGGCGTAAATCGCATATTTGCCCGATTCCCGGATGCGGGGCATGTAATATCCCGTGCGGCTGTAAATCCGTTTCAACGCCACCACCAAGCTGACGCTTATTTTGGTTTTGACCTTCTGGCCTTGCTTGTTTTTCTTATAAACCCAGAAGGAGACCGTGGGGTACGGCTGTTTGTTCTTTTTGCAATACTGGATGATCGGCAGGAATGCGGATTCCAGCATGAAATACGACCGCAGATTGATCATCCTGGCCAGATACAAGGCCCGTCCCGCCTGCGGGCTTCCGCCTTGATTTATGTATTCCTGCGCTTCGGCCTCAAATGCCTTGTGCCACGCATTCTTGCGGTTGGTATCCTTCCCAATCGCTTTACCTTGCGCATTGAAAATGGTATAAATCTTCCCCTTCTTCTTAACCCGGTATCCTTTTTGGTCCCGGTCGTTTTCAAAGAGGTAATTATTCAGTTTTTTGTATTCGCCGGGCTGCTCTTTCTGGAACTTCCACAATTCCGTCAAGTGACTCTTCGTGGGATCGCTGGGATCGTTGAAGAGGATATTTTGGAAATGGTGCCGGTTGGACAGAAACTGGATCGCCGTGTCGAAGATCCGGGAAAGGCCGGGGACCTTCTGGAAGTAATGGCTGGGCAAGGAAAGGACCCGGTCGAAAACCGTCGTGTCCTCTAGGGAATCCCGCCAATTCTTGTTGCGGCCTTTCCAGAATTGCCTGGCGAACGCGAGGGCGGATTGCCAATAATTGCTGCCCGCCGAGACGGGCGGGGGCGCGTTGGGTTTCCGGCCCTTGGATTTGGTGGAGAACCGGTACACCCCCTTGATTTCCACGTTGTCTTCATCGAAGACGACGTAATTGTAATCCCTCAACATATTCCCGCTTAGCGAGTTGGCCCGGTACCGGATGCCATCGACCCCGGCGTCCATCAGAAGCATGGAGGAGGAGCGCGCCGGGTAGGGATCATTCGCCCGGTTGAATGCCCGATTGATAATATGATAGATCTCCCCGCCATTGATCGCCTGTTGAATTTGCGCCGACAATTCGGGCTTGTATTTCAGATAAGGAAACGCGTCCGGATCGATTTCATCGGGCAAAGCCATCAATTCATCATTTTTCTCAACTGCTTCAATGATCTGTTTTTTGATGGCTTGGGGAACGGTGTCGTGCCAATCCATCCAGACCAAATCCCCCAAGGTCCTCCCGTTGCGCAATTCCACTTCATACACAAAGCGGCGGGGAATATTTTGGTAATTGACGTTAACCACTTCCAATTCGGTGCTGTCGTGAATGAGGGACCGCAGTTCCACCAGGATCTCGGGAATGGTTTTCCCTGGTCCGGCTAATTGTTGGGTCATTTCCTCGGAGAAGAAATATTCCCCGTCTCTTGCCTTCTGCAACACATCATCGATTTCCCCTATCAAATCCCGGCGCAGTTTGGAATTGATGGATTTGGTCTCCCCTAAATCCTGAATCCCCAAATTGGCAAGAAGGTAAGAAGACAAGAAATAGCTGAGCGCCCGCGACTGCAAAGGAGTGGCCGCCTTTCCGTCGAACATCCACCAATAGATCGGATCACGGTCGATGGCCCGGGAATCATTTTGGTAGGCTACGGAATTGGCATAAAAGCGGGCGATGTCTTCCAATGACGTGAAATAAAGGCCGTACCCGTAGGCTTGCCCCCCTTCTCCGGAACCAATGAATCGACTCTCGAATTTTTGGATTTGTTTCCAGGTGCCATGCCAGGCTTTTACGCTGGACAGGATGTTTTTGGTGTTAACTCCGAACTCCCCGCTGTTCCAAATGGACTTGATTTGTTCCGAGCGGAAAGCCACCCAGGAATAAGTGCCCGGGTCCTCGAAGGTGTTCATGTATTTCAGCCCGTCGTATCCCCGGCTCCATAATATATCGGCCAGCCTCGTCATCCGCCAATCATCGACTTGCCAGTAGGATAAATGCTCGGTGTCCGGGGTGTTGCCGTATGTCAACAATTCATCGAGCAAGTCCTCCCGCTCCTGCAAAGTAAAAATCCCCCGCTTATAGGCAAAATCCAAGAGCAGAAACGGATCGTTCGCGATGGGGTCGGATACCAGCAACGGATTTTCGATCCGGAGAAACACCGGATAGACCCGGAAGAAATCCTCGGTTTCGCCCGGACGGCGCACATCGATGAAATACTGGATGCGGGCATTGGCGGCACGGTAGGTGCCGAAATGCGATGGGGTGCGGAATTCCGTGAAGGCCTCCGGACTCCGAGTTCCATGGAATACGATTTGCGGCGTCCCCTTTGCGCCGGTCACCTGGGAATGCCGGAACCAGCGCTTGAAATTCCCATTCGAGCGGATGTTCGCCAGGGTACTGACCACCCGGGACAACTGCGTGATCCGGCTTTCTTTTTGACTGCCGATCTTGGCATGTTCCCGGCGGCTCGCCAGAATCAGGGGATTCTCGCCCCATTTCCCGGGGTTAAAAATGGATTTCACATCGCTGGGATGGAAGATCACATAGGAATCCCCTCCCCGGTCTTCCACTTGGTTGCGATATACCAGGCCGTCATATCCCTTTTTCTGCAACATCTTGTACGCAACGAGTTTGCCGTAAAACAAAGGCCTCGGAAAGCCGAGGTAGTTCTGGTTCTGCTTAATCGCCTCCCAGATTTCTTTTTTTAATTCATCGTATTCTTCAATAGTAATCACTCCTTCTCGGTACATGTGCAATGCCAGCGACCCTGGATCATTGGCTTGCTGGTCATTGCACCGGAACGGGTTGGACATCCGGACATAGACCGGGTAGGTGCGCGGCCCGGACGCCGCCGATAACTCCCAGTGGTCGTACCGGTCCAGAGCCGCCTGCCATGAGCCGAAATGCGAATCCGCCATAAAGGATGTGAAAATATCTTGGCTATGGGAAAAATGATACAAAACGAGAGGGTCCCCTTTTTCGTCCACGGTGACACTGGGATATTTTCCTCCCCGGTTAAACCACCGCAAAAACTTCGGATCATTCCGCCATTGACGCAGGCCTGCTTCCCCCAACCGGTTGGACCGGACTTCGTGTTCATCGATCGCCAGGGCTTCTCTCATTTTTTCGCTGGCGTTTCGCAAGGCCTTGTTGTCCGGGTTCCGGGCGGCCGCCTGGAAAATGGTCTGAATCTGATCCCGGTGAAATGGAATCCAGGCATTCGCTTTTATTCCATCCCCCAATTCGACCTGGAAGCGCAACCCATCGTATCCCCGATCTATCAAGACTTTGTGCAATTCCCGCAAAATAATTTGATCCCACTCCTCCGCATGGGAGATTCCGCCCGGGGGATCCTTCTCAATCATTTCCTGGATTTTTTGTTGCTCATTCCGGTTGATCAACCCTCTCATCTCCATGAATCTCATCAAGCCCCGGGGCGAAAAGGCTTCCGCCTCGCTGACATCCATTGGGTCCTCGACCCGTATATAAGCGGGATAAGTCCGCGATCCCTGCTTCAACAGGGCGGTCATCAGTCTCCGCCGGGCTTTGGCCACCGGAGTCGCCGGATGTTCCAGGGGGGTCAGATACCGCGCGGTTCCGCTGCTTCCATGGGTCATGCGCAAGGCGATTTGCGGCTTCCCCTCATAATCCACGACCCTGGATTTTCCGAACCATTTGGTGAATTGCTCTGTTTTGGTGATGGATTCCATGGATTGAATGCTGGCCCGGATGGAAGGATATCCATGCTGTCTCCAATACTCCTGAGTGGAAGGACTGAAAGTATCGGGCCAAAACGTAGCCTCGTAGGCATAACGGATCATTTCCTGAAGATCGGATTTGGTGAAGGGAACCGGAATCCCGATCCGGCGTAACCAATCCTGGATCATGTGCAGAAGTTTGCTCAACAGTGTGGGATGCAAATCATGCATCCCGATCTTGTTGGCAAACCATTCATCCGCCGCCAGTACGGGATCGCTGATTCCACGCTCCATCTGGTATACAGTGATTTCGTAGTTATAGCGCGGGCTTTTGTACATCCATTCGCAGAACGCCCGGTAATCCATGCCTAGTATGGACAACCCGGCACTGATTCCATAATGACCGACCGTTTCATGCAGAAGCACTTGGACGGCTTCTTCCCGGCTTTCCAGTGTGTCGGCGATGACATAAGCTTGGGGAAATCCGGAAGGATCTTGGTCATCATAACATCCGGTGACAATCTCCCCCGCCCGCAACGTGGGGATCAATTCCTGGAAAACGCGCTGGGGCAAATCATGCCAGGATTGAACTACGGTAACGTTGATCCGCATTTGGCGGATCAAGGGGCGCAGATAATCCTCGACTTGTTTTTTCGGCATTCCCCGGTATCCCAGATTCTTCGGACCCGATTCATCAAAATTATGAATGATCGTATGTCCTGATTCCCTGGCCACAAAACCTTTGAAACGCATTTTCATCAAGGCCCGGGAAAATTCCGCATTGACGATATAATCCAGCGGGCTTTTGTATTTTTGGGGGTCCCGGCTATGCGCATAATCTGTCAGCTGCATGAAATCCGTGAATTCCGCCGGCGTTTCGGCCCCCGGAATCTTTTTTTCCACAATCAATTTGGCGATGGCATCCCAGGCTTGCACGTTGTGCTCAAAGTTGGTCGGGTCATAATATTCCGAGACATCCACCATCCGCACGGGGATCGATAAATCGGAACTACTGTCCAGGTCATAAAGCCTCCCCGTCCCGGATCGCGGGGTTCTCCCCCGGCTGAGAATCCCCCGCATTTTCTTTCCCCGGAGTTTCTTGATGGTGGTCTTGATCCGGCCGATATCCTGGAGGTTGTCCCCGAATTTATCCTTCAGCAACGTGTAGGCCTCTTTCGGGAAATACCATCCCTTGGACCCCTTCTCCCTCCGGAAAAATCCCTTAATGGGAATGGAGCGGAAGTCATCAAGGAAATGGTACGTATCTCCTTCGACCAGATACCCGCTCATGAAAGGCCGGATCGTCAGATGCCCCTTGCGTTTGGTGGGTTCCACCTCGACATCCGGAGGGATTCCCACCTCGCTGGAAGGTTCGGATTCGGCAAGTTTGAGCTCCGTATCGTCGATTCCGTAGACCATGTCCAGATCCACATCCTCGGTGGCCTGGATGGCGCGTAAGATTTCCAGTTTTTTCCGGATGATTTGGTCGCGGCGTTGATCCGAAAAGGAATCCCGGGCATTCAAATAAATCACCCGGGCGGGCGATTGGGTTGTATAGCGGCTGACCCGTCCGATCGTCTGATCGTAAACATTCCCGGAAAAATTGACAGTGGCAACGATCAAGGTTACGGGCCGGTCTCCGACGGTATCATCCAGGTTGATGCCGACAGACCCGCTTTGAGGAGTCATCAGCGCCACATTCACTTCCCGGTTGTTGAAGCGCTCGATTTCCGGGGACTTATTCCCCGTCCCATAAATCCGGGCAAAAGGTATACGGTCTGCGGAAAGCAAATCCCCTAAGGCGGAAATCGCCCCCCGGACCACCCGGCTCCCAAGCCCCTTGATGACGGTATCATTCACCCCATCGCAACAGACGACCACGGCCCGGCCTTCCCGGAGCTCCCGCTGAACCATCTTATGCAGCTGGCCGATTTTCTTGGATTCCAGCCACCGGCTCATTTCCATCGTCCGCTGCCCGGAATAATTGGCTTTCGCCTTTGGGGTTATCGCATTTTGTATTTTTTTACTCCAATAATCATAAATCTGCTCTTCTTCTTGCGCCATATCGGGGGGCGCCTCGAATTCCTCTTCCCGGATCTCCCCGTAAAATGGATATTCCCTCCGGATATAGGCCCCTTCCCGGATGGCCTGGTCCCGCATGGCGTACAAATTGTCCATGATCGTGGCCCATTGGAAACCAGGGATGGCGACGGCGCTCAATTGCTTTTTTTTCGTATAGGGATTTTCTGTAAAAGAGATCCGGAATCCCAGTTTTTGCATCACCTCCTCGACCGGCTTTCCGAACAATTGGGCCATGAAATAGCTGGCCCCTATCGGCGTGTCCATGGGGGTGGCCGTCGCGAAAAGCACGTGATCGTATTTCACTTGCAGGGAGGCAATGCTGCGCTGGGAATCCGGATTCTTGAACGCATTGGCTTCATCATACACCACCAGGCCGTACTCCTGGCCCCCGATCTTCCCCGTCCGGAGATCGTCGTAGGTGCCGATCTCAAACCGGTTCAAATCCACCCCCATGATCTTGGCGTCTTTTTCCCACGATCCGGAGATGATTTGTTTATTGAGGGTGACGATCAGGACTTTTTTGCCCGTTTTTTGGGCATATTGGTGGGCGACCGCCAGCATCTCCCTCGTTTTGCCGAAACCTGTATTGTGGTGGATAATCCCTTCCGCCACGTAATTCCCGGTATCCGGCACACAGAGGTCGTAATACGCGTCCCGCCGAACGAATTCTATTGTACGAATCCGGTTCCACCGGCTATAAAAAAGGGATGGAACACCGGCTGGTAATGGAATAGATTCCGGGCCGTTATTTGCAGCCGGGAGAAACCGTTCACCATCCCGATAAGAATCCGTGTAATAATCATCCAGGCAATCTTCGGCTTTTCTCAACCCATTCGGAGCATCTTCGCCATGAATTGACGGGACATGTTCCGGATCATTCTCCGGAAGGGCTTCAACGGATGCGAGAAAGTGCGATTCGGACAAACCGTCGCAAATACGCCTCCACCCATCCGGAGTCAGGAAAAGATGGCTCTCCGTAACTGTTACGGATTTTCCGTTCTCCAGGGTAACCCGGTAAAGATCCATCACCCCTTTCTTGAAGGGAACCCCGGTCCGGCACGGCAAAAATCCATCCTTGGTCAAGGAAAGAACCGTAGTCGGCTCTCCAATTTCAGCCAATTGGGCGATGGGAACATGTTCCCCGGTCAGGGGATTGTATATTTTCGTCTCACCCGCCACGCAAGAATCGGCGAGCATGAAACCTTGCCCGCCTTTCTCGAACCGGTCTAGAGCGAGATTTACGGCTTCAAGTTGACTTTCGTTGAGGGCCCTATTCGGATAGGTGTCGCTAGTGACATGCGTTCGGGATGGCCTTGGTAGAAGTTCCTTTTTAGATACTCGAAAACTTCGTCGGATTCGAGTGCCTTCTGTTCCAGCGCCGCCATCAGGGGTTGGTCCGCCGGAAGGGGCATTCGGCTCGGATCGTCCCAGTCCTCCAGGAGTGGGAATTTTGGTTCCTTTCGGGTTTTTCTTTTCACGGATCTTTCCTTTCCGGAGAGCCTGATTTTGCGCAGCGGTTCGTTCGGCTTCCAATTGATCCCGGTAACCGGCGCTAAGCCTGTTGAGCCATTCTTCCACGGTCGTATGAGCCCTGTACTGTGCGCCGTATATTCTACGATACAGCTTTTTGATCAATCCCGCCAGCTTTTTGAAGAATTTTTCAATAACTGTTCTCGGGGTTTCTTCCCGGGAAAGCCACCGCGAAACATTGTCGGCCAGCCATTCCTCGAACGAAAATATCCACCCCCGGTTGACGGAATCTTCCTGGACTTGCAAAGCCAAATCCGCATCGGAAAAATCCCGAAGCATGGATAACGGGGAGCGCGCTTCGAGCGCCTCTCTCACGGTCACCCCCGGGAGATCGTGATTCTTTTTGTATTCATTGAAGGCATCCGCAATCGCCCGGCGGACTTCCGGCGCTTCGTTGTTATAGACTTCAAAAAACAACAAGTGACCGAATTCATGCCCCAGGGTTTCGTACATCGATTCCATGGAATCCTTGGGCTTGATTACAATGTAGTAGGATGGAGTTTCGGTTTCCGCCGGGCCGAATCTGCCGATGATCCCCTTTTTATCCATATATCCGCGGGCATTGGAATAATCCCCGTAAAGCCGGTACTCGTGATACGTCTTGTTGGTGATATCCCCCCTCATTACCAAGAAAATCCGGGCTTTCAGCTTAAACATTTTCAACCATTCTTGGACAATGGGAACAAATTGCTTGGGGATTTTAGACGTGGCCGCCACGTTGGAGTCCGAAAACGGACCATCGGGGTATCGCTCTTGCAACTCTTTTTCTTCCGCCACCAGCCGGTTCTTTATCTCGACAAGGCGCTCGATGACTTCTTTGGAAAAATCGCCCTGCGGGGACATTTCGCTTATGTCCACACTGGTGACCGTAGTTTTCGCCCCGTCATCACTCACCCTGAAACCGTTATAAACCGTATTGTGATTCCGGCTGAAACCGCGGAATAAACCGAAGCGGGTTTTTTCGTCATACCAGACCATTTCCCCCGCATACCAGCTTTCCATGTAGGAACGGGCTTCTTCCGAGGATACGGGTCTGACTTCCGGTTTAGTCTCTTCTTCTTCTGTTGGAGCAGCCTCTTCTTCTGTTGGAGCAGCCTCTTCTTCTGTTGGAGCAGCCTCTTCTTCTTCTGGTGCGGCCTCTTCCAGCAAGCGCTGAGACGGAAGCTCCCCGCGAATCATTTCATCAATATATTCATCAAGCTCGCTTTCCATGTCCTCTGGAGGAATCCTGGATTGGATTGCAGGGGGTTCATCCTCCAGGCCCTTCTCGCCCATCGCCCAAACAAAGACCAGATCATACCAGTCGTCTATTTCTTTATCCGTCCAAAAGTGTTCCGGGTTATTTTCCCAGGACCAGCGGACGGCTTCTTCGAGATCAATTTTGGAGAGGTTTTCGATCCCGATATCTTCAGCAATCTCCGCAATCTCTCCAGCGATCTCAATAACATCATCTTCTTCAAGAATTCCTTCTTTTTTTGCTTGCTTGATAGCCCATTCCAAATCCGCAGCAGCTTGTTCGTCGGAAGCATCCTGAAATTCCCCTTTCAGATAGGATTCAATCAATGAATCCATTTCTTCCAATACATCTTTATTCACTCCATACCGTTCCACAATGGCCTGGACGGCTCTTTCAATATCTTCATCTCGTTTTTGCTGCTCTAATCTTTCTACCTCTTCCCTTTCCGCAAGCTCCGCCTCGTCTTCCGCGCCGACAATCCTCCTCAGTTTTATTTTCTCGAAGGCGGGATTCGTTAATATTTCCATGAATTCCACTTTCCCGCCATATTCATCCTCTTCGCGGAACCTCATGGCGAAAGAGGGGAAATCGTCCTTGAACCGGTTGAGCAAATCTTCCAAAGTAACATACGACCCAATGGGCATATGGTGATACTTGGGATTCGCCGTTACGTAGAAGGGGGGAAGACCCAGATTCTCCGCAATCCCTGCTGTATCAATCCGCTTGGGAAGCTGGCTGCGATGCCGCTTCTTCCATGCAAGCGTCGTACGAGTCCCCCAAACCGGTAATATGGACGCCACCTCGCCGGGTTTATCCACATCGCTGCCCACAAACAAAGGACGGTAACGATTGACTTGACGCCGCAACCATTGGTTGGGAGTCAAATCTCCCGGCGGAACCAGTCGATCCCTTCTTTCTATCCGCTTCTCCCGGGCCTTTTTCAAGCGTTCCTGGGCTTGCTTGGAGGCGATTTCCCATTCCCTCTCCGTGGGTTTCCGGCCTACCAGAATATACCCGCCCGGCACTTTTTCCACTTCCGAGAAATTTCCCATCTTCTCGAGAGTGCTTTTCTTTTTCTGGGCGGCCTGGAGTGTCTTGAATGGCTGGCGGACCTTGTATGTTACTTTTTCGGCTAGAACCTTGCGGCCTCTTTTCTTTATCGCCTTGGCGATCTTTTCAATATTTCCCTCCATCCCTTTGGATTGGAGTTCCCGTTTGGCCGCCTCGGCCTCTTCCAGCGTTTCATAAGTTTTGCTGGTGCGTCCATACCAAACTTTTCCGGTTTTCTTGTACGGTTCTTGGGATTCTACTTTTTCTTCCCCTTCCGGCACATGAGAAGGTTCCTCATTTTTTGTTTCTTCCCCCTCGCCGCCCTTTTCGGGAACTACTTCCCCGCTGGGAACCCCGGGGGCTTCGGGTTGGATTTCCGGCGGGGCGGCAGGCGGTACGCTGGATGCCACTTCCTCGGGCGGCGCTCCCGCCTCCACTTCCCCTTGGGTGGCGGGTGGTCTTTTCATCCTGGTGGACGGATAGACTTTGGACACCAGGTTTTTGATTTTTTCCAGGGCGTGCGGATCGGATATGGCTTGGATAAGATCCCGATAGAAATTCGCGAGCGATCCAATGCCCTCATCCTCGTGAACTTTTTCTACTTCCGGATCTTCCTCCGCAAGTTGATTCCGCGCCCGGTTCAATTCCCGCAACGATCCGAGGGCATGATAGTAAATTTGCTCCGGCGTCATGCCTTGGTCGAGGCCTTCTATGAATTTTTGCAAAATGAACGAATGGGAATAGGCGCGATAGTTTTTCACCCCCGCTCCCAACGTCGGTTCTTTCACCTGATTTATCCATTTTCCCGACCGCCAAAGAAAATACTTCATCAGCAAATAGGATAAATCGATAGGGAGGATATTCTTTTCGATGTCCGAAGGGGCCGTGGGTTCCACCGCGGCCGATCCTGGAGTTCCAGGCGGGGCGGAGGGCGGCGTTCCGGGAGGGGCCACAGGCGTAACCGCGGTCGATCCAGGCGTTCCGGGAGGGGCCACAGGAGGAGTTCCGGGAGAAACCACAGGCGGCGTTCCGGGAGGGGTCACAGGCGTAACCGCGGTCGATCCTGGAGTTCCAGGCGGGGCGGAGGGCGGCGTCCCGGGAGGGGCCACAGGCGGCGTCCCGGGAGGTGTTCCGGGCGGGGTGGGTGGCCCGGGAGGAGCGGCAGGGGGAGGCGGAGGCCCGGGTTTACGCTTCCGGTATGATTGAATATAGTTCTGCAACGCGCTGTAAATCTGATTGTAATTCCTTAACCGGTCCTGCGGGGATTGCGGGGTCTGCGCATAGGTCAGCAATGATCTCCGCAGATTGGCTACTTGCCGTTGTTTGGGGGACCTGCCTTTCCCGATCAATTGATTGGCCAATTCATTCATGGCCAAAAAGGCGACCTGGAATGATCCGTCGCTATCGGGGAAATTCTGGGCGTCCTCCAAATTCTTCTTGGCCGTGGCGAGCAAGTACGATTTGTCTTTCCCTTGCAACATCTCCCGCACGGCGTCCGCAGGAAGAATCCGGCCCGTCAGCCGTCCGGAGGCATATCCAGCGGGAGCCGAAATGACCGATGCCGCCGCGCCTCCCGCCGCGGACTCCAATATCCGATTGGCGCTTTCCGTCGTCCAGGTTTCAAATGTGGGATCATTGAGCGCCACATTGGTGATCGAGAGAATTTCCTGCAAAGCCTCTTGGACAGATTCTTCCGGGGGAGCCTTTAATGCCAGAATGACCGCTTGGCGCAACTGGCTTAAATCCCGGACGTCCGGCAAGCGGTCACGGCCCAATTTATTCCACATCCGATCCAGGGTCCGGGACAATCTGCCCGCCTCCCTTTTCCCCAGAACCTTTTCAAACCACCGCATGTTGCCGCCCGCAATTTCGATAGCCCCGGCCAGCATTCCCGTCGAAATCGCCGATAACGGATTGTCCTTGTGGCGGTCCATGACTTCCGCCCAATTCCCCCCGCCTTCCAAGGCGGCGGTGGAAAGGACAATACCGGTCTTTCCCAAAACCGCCCGGGCGAACACCTTTTCCGCCAGCCTGCTCCCCAGAATCTTCCCTCCTCCCAGGGTAGCCAAGGGAGATAAAGAGGAACCCGCCCCATACGAAAATAGGGATACCAATAAATACGGCAGATTGATAAAAAATTGTTCCGTGGCGTACTGCCCGGCCCGCAATGGGGTTTTCCATCCTTCCGGGATATCCGACATTTCCAGGGTGGGATATTCCCGGGCCTTCCGGTCCAACCGCTTGTATGTTTCGTATCCCCATTCCTTGGGCCCCTCGAATCCCAACGCCGAGCCCGCCATCCCAATTGCGCCCGCCGCCATCCCTCCGGTTTGATAAATCCCTTTGAGAAGCGAGCGGGTGAGGGAATACATTTCCTCCTGGTTCCTAATCCCCCGCAATTGCGATTGAATATCCAAATGGCGCTCGAATTTGTCCGCCTCATTCAGAGTAGGGGAAGAGGGGAGCGTAAGATTATTGCGAAGATCTTTCAAGTTGATCGGCATAGTTAATCTCGCTTTGTTTCCCAAGCGTTCCGCCTATCGAACTGGCTTATGAATTCATCCAACTTCCTCAAATATTCATTGATTTCGTGCACGGTGAGATCTTTCTTGCCAATGGCCCTCATCGAGGGCCGGGTTGTAGCGGGCGCGCGGAAACTCGATTCCTGGTACCGGTAATCCGGCTTGCTTAGGGGCAATGCCTGCCATTCCGGCCTTTCGGTGCGATAGGGGCGCGAAGGGAGAAGGTCGCTATCGGAATATCCAGTAGCCCCGGGAACCGGAAGTCTATTCGCCCTTTGCGCCCGTCTGGAAATTTCCTTTTCTACATTTTTGTAAAATTCCTGGTCTGCTTTATCATTGGATTTTTCTCTTTCATTCAAAAAGGATTCGGCGGCGGCGATATACGGCATATCTTCCTGCCCGTCGTAATCCAGGATTTTCATAAGATCATCCACGGTCGAATTCACGTCCCGGGCCTGAATCCCCAACAAAATCCGTTGGGCTAAATTCCGGGCACCCTGATCCGGGATGGTTTCCCTGTAACCCAGCAATTTTTGCTTATCATGGCTCTCCCATCCGGGGATCATTTCCCCGGTCCCTATTTCTTGAGAAACCCCCGCCCCGCCGTACCGGAACCGCTGCACATCCTTCCGCATGACATCGATGGCTTTATCCATATACTGCTGCCGGTTCTTCTGGTAATCCTCTTCGCTATTACCTAGGAATTTCCCAGTCAATTCGTCGATAGAGGCTTCGGGATGATCCAAACGGTACATCTCCCGGGCCAAGTTTTCCGCCTTGGACCAATTGGCCAAGGCCGAAGAAGCCCCGATCAAATCCCCCTCGCCGGTTGAACGGCCCGGTTTGCCGAACATCGCATCCAGCATAGTGGGAGGGGCCCCTTTCTCTTGGAGGGATTGATACACTTGCCAGGTCAAATCCAAGGAAGCCCCCAGGATATTGGTTTTCCAATTCTGCAATTCCGCCCTCCCCAGCTCCCCTTGTTGATCCCATTCCAAATTGGGGGGAGGAATAATGCGCTGAATCGCGTCATCCGAAATGCCGTATGTCCGTTGCAGGGAATTCAAAAACTGCGCCGCCGCCCCGGCGCTGTTAATCGCGGGAATGGCCTGGGTTACGGATTCCAGAACGGCGTTTACGCGGGCGGCGTTGTTTATGGCGATTTTGGTGTTCGCATCGCTCAGGGTCACGGCTTTGTTCACTTCGTCCATTTGCATCATGTTGTTCAAGACGTACCGATTGGCATTGACCTGGAGTTCCAAATCCGCCAACATCAACCCCATTTTCTTTTGGTTGTCCTCGAGATAGCGGGGCAAATAATTCATTTGCAGCTTCGCCATGTTCAAGTTCAATTCGTCCTGATCCAACATGTTTTGGATGCGCTGGGCGTATTTTTCCCGGTCGGCCCGAATCATGGCCGCCTGATCTTTGAGCATATCCAACGAGGTTTGGGCGGTTTCTTTCGCCGTGGAAACCGCAGCTTCGTTGATGATTTTTTCGGACTCCAGCCGGGAGGGCAGATATTCCTTCATGATCTTGGCGGTCTCCCCTTGGGTGCGCATGGCCCCCAATTGGGCCTCCCCGATCTGGTATTGCTGCTCCAGCATCCGGGGGTAATTCTCCAGCATGTATTCATTGATCCGCTGGCGGATGCGGCCTTCCCGGGCGCGTTGCCCGAATTCGAGTCCTCCCAGCAATCCTTGTATGAAAGAAGATTCAGCCATGATATCGTGTCCTTACCACGGGAGTTGGTTGCCCAGCGAACGGATTCCCCCCGCTCCGGGAATTTCGGAACCAAAATCTTGCAACGCTCCCAATCCGGAGGCCGCACCGAAGGAACTCGCCCCGCCGCCGCCGCTTCCGAACAGGGTATTCAGGCCGGGTTCAAAATATCCCCCCATGGCCAATCCGCCGATCGTACCCAGGGAGGAACCGATGCCGCCCCACATCGCCGCCTCCGCGTTCGCTTTGTTCTGTGCGGCTTGCGCCCGGCCCATGGCGGCTTGCATTCCGGCGTTGGCCACCAATCCCTGGGCGTTGAGCCCCATCAACGCGCCGGATTGCAACGGGGCCAGAGACGCATAGAATCTATTCAAAAATTTCTCGTATTCATTGGAAGCGAAATTTTGCCCGTATTCCAGCAGGGCTTTCTTGTGCGCCCCGCTGCCCAGCGCGCCCGCTCCGGAATATACGGCATTCAATGCCCGTTGCCCCTCCTTTTGCCGGAACTCGTATCCCGGAGAAGCCGTAAACGGTCCCGGTCCGGCCAACGATTTTTGCGCGAAGGCTTGCATCATTTGCGCCCCAGCCCCTGTCCAGGGGGCCAAATCCGCGCGGATTTGCTGGTATTGTTCCCACAGCAACTGGTCCGCCCGGCTGGCTCCCTTTTTGGCCGCTTTCCCGCTCATGATCGAAAATACCGGCATGATCAAATCTCCTTTATCATCTGATATTGCAAATGCCGGAATCCGCAGGATTCATAAAACTGAATCAAACGCTCTTCGTTCGGCGCATCATGCGTGCCCATGATCGAAAAATGGCATCCTTGATTCCGGGCTTCTTCCTCATACTTGTTCATCATCTGGTATGCGGCCCGCGTGCCCCGGTCTTCCGGATTGACCCACCAGATCAATTCCTGCACGATGCGTTGTTGGTAGTTCGCACACCAGGGAGTGATCACTCCCGCGATGAATCCAATCAATATTCCCTCTTTTTCGGCGACGACGATCACCCCTTGGCCGTTTTCCAGGAGAGCCCTCAAAGTCTGGATCACATTCAAATTGTTGATGCCTATCCCGTGGCGGTACAATTCCTCATTGACCCAAAACCTGACCGTCATCAGCCCGAGCGTTTCCAGGTCCTGGGGCTGCGCCAGCCGGATCAAAATATCCGTTTCCGGTTCCATGAGCGGTCTCCTTTAGATGCCGTCCGCGTAGCCGTCGAAGGCGTAACGGGGGTAATCTTTTTCCGTGGCGGTCCGGGACAACACCCAATTATCCCCGGGAGGATACGTCAACTGATCCGCCCGCGAGACTTGAATGATTCCCGCTTCCTCCAGTAAGGAAATCAATTGATTCACCACGAAGGGCAGGTAATGATTCTGGAACTGCCGGTACGTTACATATTGCTGGTATTCATACGAATCCCCGAACATGTCGTCGTGATACGCCTGCCACAAATCCGGGCTGATCAAAGGAATTTGCGGAACGGTTCCCAGGCTGGGGACGATCACTTGCAGATCCAACACCCCGCCGTCTTCCTCCGAAGTATGCCCGTGCACGGCGGGAGCGAATTTTTCCTCGGATTCTTCCCGGGGGATGAAAATATACCGCAAATCATCAAACCATACCCGCCATGACGCGTTCATTTCTCCGGTCTTCGAATCGACCAAAGGGTCTTGCGGCAATGGTTTCAATACCAGTTTCCTGACCTCGACCATCAGCCGTTACTCGCTTTCCCTTCAAAATAGGCCCCCAAAATGACCACTTTCACCGGATCGGTGATTGTCAATTTGAAGAGGCGGCTGGACGAAACCCCCAGCCGGTTCCACCGCACCCGTGTTCCGTATTCTCCAATTTTCCCGATGGTCCGCCACAGTTCATACGACCAGGAGTGCCCGCCGTCCTTGCTCCATTGCAACATGGCCTGGGGATCTTTCCCCGGCTTCCATCCCGGGGCGGTCCCCACCGTCATGTGCCCATTGGTGGGCATCGTGGAGGAAACGCGGGTAACGGTCTGGAAGTTTTCCACCCCTTCCACGGTCTCTGCGCTGGGACCCCGGATCACTTCGGTCAACGGCTCCCCGTAACGGTCTGTGCCCTCGATGGTGAAGTTGGCATCCCCCTCGTAATCATCCGAAGTCAAGGTCACGTGCCGGGCCGATCCTAAATCGGCCGTGCCATCCGGGCTGAGAACGCCGTTCAGCACAAATTCGTAGGGTTCCACCAAGACCTGCTGCCATTCCGCGATGGCATCCGGGTCCGCCTGGGAGAGCGCGGTCAATCCCGTACCCGATTCGAATTCGATCTCCAGGGAATCGATGCTGTAATTCCGGGCGTCGTTCAAAAGCGGAACCCCTACGCCGACCCGCCGGATGCGGTGCAGATTGTCCGTGTAAGTGTCGTGATCCAGAAGATACAACCGGCCATTGCTGAAATCGCCTATGTAATGCCGGTGGTTAAAGAACGCATACGCATTGGCGCGGTGCCGTCCATCTTCCGATACATATTCATACCCATCCTGGTAGCTCGCCCGCTTGGACCAGATTCCGGTGCTGAGATCGTAGCACCAGCTTTCATTCGCGGAGGGGAACGTGATCTGATAGAATCCCCGCCCCCGCTCCAGATACCCGAACGCCAGGGCGTCATCAACCCGTGCGTATTCCGAAAGCCGGTGGGAGACCTGGGGGGTGCTCACGATTTGCGGGATATATCCAGCGGCTCTTACAATGTTGCGTTCTGGAGTCAACCAGAAAACACTGTTATCCAACGGTACCACGCTGTGGGTGGAAGCACACCCGGCATCCAGGTCTCCCTGCGGCATTTTGCGGAACTGCATATCGGCATCGGAGGCGTTGTAATACACCTCCGTTGAAAATTCCTTGAATACCCACAATGCCCTCCGCATGTTAAGGATCCGCTTGATGTTTCCGCTTTGGGCGCGTACCTCGATTTGGTCCGTCAATTCCCAAACCAGAGGATCAAAAGTTTCCGAGCTGTTGTAATAAAAAAACGTGGAATTCACGGCGGCGGAAACAAAAAATCCGTCGATGTACGTACAATCCAGCCCCCCCATGAATCCATGGTCATCCGGAGTCAGCTTCGTCCAGCGCTCCCGGACCGCGTCGTAAAGATAGGCCGTGCGGTCCACCCCTTCGGCGATCATAATGTATTCGTTGCCGCTGGCCTTGTACGCCGCCATGGTTACGGGGCCGGAATCCCGCTGCATCACGAAGGTGCTGACCAGGGATTTCTCCATCGCCTCGTTGTAGCGGACGACATAATTCCCGCAGACCACATAGAGGAACCCTCCGGAAACCAACATCCCCCGGATCTCCCGGTTGGTGGACATCTCCTCGATCGCCCCGAAGACGTTTCCGGGTACATAATCCACATACAAGAGGCCGGGAAACCCGATATGGGCGTCCCGGCCTCCGGTCCGGTCTTTTTCGAAATACAGGTTCACCAACTGCTGCGCGTTGGCATTGACGGACGGTCCCTCGAAATGACCCAATAAAAAAGGGATGCGCATGATCTTTTCATTGATACGGTTTCAGATTGGGCGCAAACCGGTACGGCAATGTCCCCCGGTCTGCCTGAATGGCCTCTTGCAATGATTCATACGCCCGGGTCTTCACTTCCAGGGTGGGCGCACGGCCGAATTCAGGAGCCAATCGCTCCGCGAGATTGTAAATCAAGGCTTCCAGCCATTCGGGCGGGAATTGCGCATTGTCCACGACGCTGTCCAGGTCATCCACCGGAATCTTCACGGTGAGCACCAGCCAGTCGCGGACCGTCTGGCTGACAGGCCATACGTACAACGCGCCATGGTTCAATTGCGGATCGTAATAAACCTCCACAGCTTTCCCGTAGGCGTTTTTATTGGGGATCCGCTTATACTGCTCCGCATCCACAATGTGCAGCGGAACATCGGTTCCATGGCGGTAATGATACCGGGCCTCGATGATTTCAAGCGGGCGCCGGATTTTTTCCGTGAAGGCGTAGATCACGGCGCCCCCGGCCAGCGGGGAGGCGATCGTCCCCGTGATGGGGATGACGGGATCGTTTTGGTGGTAGGCTTCGTATACCTTCCCCCAACCCGCCATCACATGGATTCCCCAGGCCCTCAGGGCTTCAATGGAACTTACGGTTTTGAAATAGGAAACCGAGGATACCGTTTCCCCGGCGGAGGGACCGGCCACCAATTCCTCGGCTTCTTCGTCGATGTAATTGAGTCCGGTGATCCGGAATCCGGCGGCGCTGTTGTCGTGTTGGGAATACAAGGTCACCCGGCGGGTCAATCCGGAACGGGCCGTCCCGCCGGACGCCGTCGATCCGTTGATGGCCAGGAAGGGATCGGCCAAATTGGTGCTTTGCTCCAGCGCGATCCCGTCCGCGCTCTCTTCGCCGTAGGCCGCCTGGCTCCACGCCAGCGAGCCGTCGGGCTGCTCATATCCCACCCAATCTCCGTCCTGGACTTCTTCCGAGGAATCCACATGCAGCCAATAATCCCCGGGGTCCGATCCCTTGGACAGCGATCCGGTGGTGAACCGGGCGGTGGCGGCGTCGCCATCCGGCCCCAGGAAATAGCAGGATTTCCCTTTTTGCAGGAAGACCGCGATTTCCTGATTCAGCCATACGCAAATGCCCTTGTTCTGCCAGGCCTTGATCATGACGTTCAAGGCCTCGCAGCCGTCGAATAACTCCTCCGCCGACAGGGTTTCCCCGGACCGGTAGACCTGAATCTTCCGGTAGGCGGCGGAAACGATTTCGTCCCGCGTCATATTGAAGTCATTCGATCCCGAGGTGGCCACGGCGTCCTCCTGTCAATCCCGGTCCCGGTTGAATTCCTGTTCTTCCGGACGGGGAGGGTCCGGATTTTCCGGCGGAACGTCGGGCTGGGGATCGGGATGGGAGGGAGCCGCGGGTTCCACGGGAATTTCTTCCTGGTATTTCCGGTTTTTGCGCATGATGCTCCTCCTTACAATTGCTCCGGGGTGATTTCCCCAGGAGCTACTTCTTTGACCGGCGGTTCCGGAAGAATGTCCAGGCGGGCGGGTGGTTCCATCACCCCCTGGACATCCAATTGCGGATGTTTGGCGTCCCAGCAACGGCCGCAGACCCGTTGTCCGGTCCATTCCTCCCGGAATGCGCTCAAGCGGTACCGGAATCCGCAGCGGGGGCAAATTCCCCATGGGTCGCCGGGTTTGTAACTCACGGCCGGAAACTCCGGATAAAGCGGACCGAGAGGAATTGGCCGATCCGGTTCACGATCAGCGGATCCGGCGGAGTGGAGAACTTGAACACCAGGTATCCCGCCCGGAACGGGAAGCGGTATGTTCCCCACGCGTTCAGGGGGCGGTCATCTCCCGCACTTCCATTCACGGGCTGAAAAACCCGGCGTTCGACCTTGCCGGATGCGTCATAGATCGTATCCGATATATGCAACAGGACGTTTCCGGAAAACCGGTCATTCTGAATGTCCAATCCGAACAACCGGGCGTCATAAGCCCGGGTGAAATAGGCCAGAGTGATATCCTGGATGAAATCCGCCCCGATCGCGCCGGAAACCTGACTGGCGCTGAGGATGGTGGCGGATTCCGATCCGCTGCGGATCGTGACCTCGGCGAATTCCGTGCCTTCGGGAACTGGAAGCAATTCGGTTACATAGACCGTGGCGGGTGCGATGATCGCGCCATTCACTCCATGTTCCGCCACCTTGGGCGTCCCTAACACGATGTAATACAGGGAGTCGATCCGTTCCTCGAACCAGGGCAGCACCCGGTTGGGAGGGGTTTGCCCCTGGGCCAGGGATACCCAGGATAGAAGCAAAAGGACGATCGCGGTTCGTTTCATCGGGCTTTCCTTTGGCAGGATTCGGATTCCCGGGGGCCGGTGAAGACCCCCGGAATCCAAACCGGTTTACACAATCAATTGACCAATGCCACCCGCTCCATTGGACGCGGAAGCCGGAGCGGACACCCAATGCCGGGATGTCCAGTCGGAATTGTCCGCCACGTTGATTGTCCCGCAGCCAAAAAAGGCGAGGACTCCCCGTTCGGTTGTGGGTTCCGTGCCGATCACGACATCGGAGATCGTTGCCCCGCCCCCTGGCGGCTGCACGAACAGGCACCGGTTGAATACATTGATGCCGCTCATGGATGCCTCCGATTCAGACCGGATAAATCCCGCGCTGGCGTTTGCGGACAACATCTTGAAATAACAATCCTCGAAATAGTTGTCCTGACAATTGGTGGACCCGGCTCCGTTGAACATGACATTGGCCGCCGTGGCCACGTTGCGGATGACCGTGGATGTGCCGAACGTGCATTGCTTAAACGTATTGTCGCTGCCCGTAAGCCATAAATCCCGCACCTTGGCCGCCGTCAATTGTCCGCCGTTTACAATGGAACAATTGATGAATGCGTTCCGCTCCCCGGAGACCTTGACGGCCGATAGGCAGGCCGCATTCGTGCCCCAATTGGCGATCTGCAGGTTGTAGAACGCGTTGTTATGCCCCTGCACGTCCAGGATATACGGGAGCGCTGTGGCTGTGCTTTTGTTGGCGATCCGCGCCCGGTGTCCGAATACCACGGGGGCGCACATGCCCCACACCGTGATTCCGCACTTGGCCCAATCGAGGACGGCTTCTTCGTATACCGTCGTAGAGCCCGATGTGCCTGTGTCCGAGCTGATGATGCAGATGCCGTCCCCCGCGCCGCTTGTGCACAGGCTGTAGGCCTTGCTCAAGGTCTTCAGGGGATGGCTGATGTCTTTTCCGGAATTGGAATCCAGCCCCCGGACCGGATGTACGAAGAACCATTTTCCGGAAATAGCTGGCATTCCTCCCGCCGTGAGGGGCGTACCCATGCTATACACCATGCTTTTGAAGTGAGTTCCAGCCATGATCAACCACCTTTTCTCGAATGAGATTCGGCAGCGGCGCGGAAGGCGGAAGGGAGGGACCGGCTCCCGCGCCGCCAGTCAATCCCCGCTGGTACGGGGAAGCCCCTAAGCTCCCGGCGATCCGAAGATGCCGCGCGGGTCCGTCCAACCGAAGCTGCAACGGAACGTCGCCTTGTATTTGGCGTTATCCGTGTCGAAATCGTTGTCTACCCCGAAACGCTCCGGTTCCCGCTCGAAATACTTCAAGCCGTTCGGGCAATTGGTGATGATGAACCAGGCATCCGGGTCCGTCAGGTAATGATTCACGAAGGCTCCTTGCGGGAAGATGTTGGCGGCCTTGATCGCGTTGATGTCGTTGTCCGCCGTTTCCACGCGCTGGTTGCTCTTCAGAATCCGGTCGGCTTCGAATTTCAAATTGATGGGAATGATCAAGCGCAACGGCTGGATGCTGATCTTCAAGCCCCGGTCGTTGGTCCAGGAGCCGATGTCGATATACGCCTGTTCCAGCGCGGCTTCCGACAGGTCGGCGGATTCCGTCAGCATATTCTGCCAGGTTCCGCCCGCCCCGCCGCCGTTAGGATGGACCAAGGAGCATAATTCCACCCCATCTCCGCCGGTGTAGCTGGCGTTGAAGGCCCGGTTTAACACGTTGGCCCCCAGAATCTCCTTGGTCTGGCGCATGGAAAAGGCCAGCGCCTGCGCGCGGGTCTTGGACGCCCGTTGGTATTGATCGTCCTCCACCATGATCCGGGTGATGATGAATCCCAGGCCGTATTGCACGTGCGTGTAGTCCTTGTGGAATCCCTGGCTCGCCGTGTCGTAACTGACACTTTCACCTTCCGGCATGATGGCCGCCAGGCCGAATCCCGTGGTCTGCACATCCCGCTCAAACGCCTTGTTGGACGTTTCTTTCTGGAAAATATCCAGATATTCGATGGGGTATTGCTTGTACGCATCCCCGTAATGCTTGTTGATCCCTGGCCACAAATCCAGGGCGAAAGAACCGCTTGTAATAACCATGATCGTTCTCCTTTGTTTCGGGACTTACACTCCGAGGGTTCCCACGCTAAGGAATTGATGCACGTTGAACGTGACCAAGACCTTGTTGTAAGCCGCAGCGGGAGTGTTGTCCGGGCGTTGCGCGAATCCGATCACCTGGAAGACCAGGGTAGCCGTGCCCGCCAAGGTTCCGCCGTTCAGCTCCTGTCCGGAGGTCCCCAGGCTGTTGGCCGCCGGGACGGTCTGGACCAAACTGGCGTTCAACCCCACGCTGGCGGCGGCCACCGCGGTGCTGGACTGCACTTCCATAATGACGTGCGGATCGACGCATACCATCACGTATCCCTCCACCAACCCCGGCATATAGGGATACACCAGGTTGTCAATGGACGGGCAGATGCCGACGATGACTCCGCAGGGCTTTTCTCCGGCCCCGCAAATCAAGCAACCGGGCACTCCATCCGCGTCGGCGGTCCCGGAAAACTTCACCACATCGCCGACATTGAGATTGAGATTGGCCCCGGCGGCGTGGTACATCTTGATGACACGTTCCGTCCAGGGCCGGGCGGCCAATGTGCCGACCGGACGGAATCCGTTAATTCGATTTACATTAGCCATGAGGGTTCTCCTTTATTGCAACCCCCATTACACCCCATCCGTTCCCACGCTGAGGAATTGATGCACGTTGAACGTGACCAAGACCTTGTTGTAAGCCGAGTTGATGGTGTTATCGGGGCGTTGCGCAATGCCGATAATCTGGAAAATCATCGTACTGGTAGTCCCGGCCACGCTGGCGTCCAGCTCCTGTCCGGAGGTCCCCAGGCAGGAAGATTGGGCGATGGTCTGCACCAGATTGGCGTTGGTGCCGACCGCCGCGGCCGCCACCGCGCCGTCCGCTTGCACTTCCATGATGAGATAGGGGTCCGTGCATACCATGACGTATCCCGCCACGGCCCCAGGCATGTACGAATACACCAAATTATCGATAGCCGGACAAATCCCAACGACCACTCCGCATGGGGTGGCCTGGGAATCGGGAACATCGTATTCATCCACGCTGGCGGTCGCGATCACCACGCCGGGCACTCCATCCGCGTCGGATTCGCCGGACAGGGCGACGATATCTCCCACGTTCAGATTCAGCCCGGAGCCCGCCGCGTGATACATTTTGCGGCACTGAGCCGTCCACGGGCCGCCCAACAACGTGCCGACCGGACGAAAACCATTGATTCGATTCACATTCGCCATGATGGCTCTCCTTTGCTCTTACCGGGTGACGACCACTTCTCCGTAACGGCCTTGCACTTTTTTGGCCGTCGCTTGAATCGCTTCTTCCGATTCATCCACCCGTTCGCTTTTCCGTTTTTGGTCAGCTTCGTAAAACTCTTGGGGGATTTGCATGAGATACGCTTTCACCCCGCCGCCCACGGAGCGGCAGACCCGTTTCCCCATCTGCGTGGGCCGTCCCGCCTCCCCGTCGGCATCGATCTCCACCGGCTCGGTTACAAACCCGTATCCGGCATCCAGAAACTTCTGGACGCGCTGCCGGTCCTGATCATCGTTCACCCACCGGTAGTGATAGCCTTTCCGGGGTTCCACCCGGAGCACGTTCCGGTCCCCGATCGGGGTCCGCTTGGGACGGGGTTTGGCCGTAGGGGCGTTCTGGCGCAATTGATCGATCTGCTGGTCGATCTCCATTACGGTGGCGGGGTCATTCTGCTCGATGGCCTGTTGCCGCCGTTCCACCAATTCCTTCTCTTCCCGCAAACCGGTCTCCAACCGGCTGTACGGCGAGATGGGGCGTTTCTGCGCCTCTTCCCACAACGCCCGGTATTTCTGGGCTTGCTGCAGCAGATATTCCGGATCCAGGCGCTCCCCCGGTCCGGGGAAGGCTCCCTCTTTCGGCCGGGAAGGAGCGGAGGATTTGTTCGCGTTCTCGTTCATGGCAATTCCCTGTTAATTTTTCTTGGATTGATTGAAACGGGCGTCGATCCATTCTTGATGGTTCTTGAACGTCCCGTCCCGGACGGCATCTTCGCAAAAAGCCTTTTGTTGCGGCGTCAATTGATGCCAGGTGATCCGTTTCCCCGGAGCGATCGTCCCCCGGGCGGGCGCGACATCCGCCACGTCCATCCGTTCCGGACCCGGGTTTTTATTGAAAAAAGAGGAGAACTTCTTCCGGACTTTCTCGTTGACTTTTTCCAGCACATCTTCCAGCGGTTCGGTCAACTTGCCGTCTCGTCCCTGGTACCGGGAAAACACGGTGTCGGCGTACCGGGCCATGTCCTCCTCCTCTTCGTACCAGGGGTTTTCCTCTTTCCATTCTTCCAGCATCCGCTTGTCCCGCAGGACTTCCCGTTCATCCGGCTCCGGACGCCGCTTGTCCCGCAATTGCATCTGGACAATCAGATCCCGCAATTCCCGGGCCTGCTTGGTGTCGCCTTCCTCCACCGCCCGCTCGAACTGGGATTCCAGCTGCTGCAGGCTGAGGGCCGGATTGGCTTGCGCTTCCATCTGTTCCCGCAATTCGCGGACCGTGCGTTGCAATGCCTGCATTTCCTGGCGCATCTGCCGCAAGGCTTTTTGACTTTTCCGTCCGTTTTCGATTTCTTTGATCACGTAATCGCCGGGATCGGTGATCCAAGGGCGGTTCGGATCGTCTTTCTCCGTGCGTTCCGGACGCCAGCCGTATTTGTTGGCGATTTCGTCCGCCGTCCAACGGGAAACGGAATTTTCTTTTTCCGGAGTTTCGGGTTCCGGAACGGCGTCATTCACGCTCATCGGGTCGATCGGAGGCTCTTTCATCAGGACGCTCCTTCACAGGTTCGGACAATTTGTCCAGGTTCAATCCATACATGCGGGCCAGTTCGGCCCATTCCACCGGAGGCTCCGCCTGGGTCTCGCCCGGCTGGTAGACTGTTTCCAGTTTGGCGGTCAAATCTTCGTCGTTGAGCACCCGGAACTCTTGATTGTCCGGGGTCTTGATGAGTTGCCCGCCGTATTTGGCAAAAAAGACATGGTCGCCCACCTCCGCCCACGGTTCCCCCGTGTCGAACGCCTTCCAGGCGGTTATGCCGATGGCGATCAAGCGGCCCAGCGCCGTGCCTTGTTTCTCCATGTCCCGCACCGTGTCCGGCAGAAACAACCCGCCCGCCGTCCGGGATTTCACTTCGTCCGGCTTCACCAGGACCCGGTGCCCCAATGGTTTCACCCGGTATTCAGGCATGATACAAATCCTTCCCTTCGCTAGACCGGCGGGAGTCCGGAAGTTGAGGCCGGAGGCGCAGCGCCATGGTCCATCCCTCCACCCGGCCCACCGCCAGGCATACTTGGATTAAGGCTTTCTCCGCCGACTCCGCCAAAAATTCTCCCTCCCCCAGGCGGCGCTCCTCCTGCCGTATCCATTCCTCCACCTCCCTGCGGAAGTCCTGCGTTTCCGGCATTTCCAGCCAGAGGCTCCATGCGTCCGGGCTGCTTCGCAACATCGGGTTCCTCCCCTTCCTGACCGGCCTCGTTCACCTGGGCCATCAGATCGGTCAATTTGGTGATTTCATCCAGTTGGGCCTTGTATTGATCCAGCTGCGATCCCGCTTCCTGGGCTTCCGCCGAAGCCAGGGCGTGAATGGAATCGCAGCGCAATTTCACGATCAACGCCTGTTGGTACGCCAGATCCATGGCGTTCTTGTGTTCTTTCATGATCTGCTCGCGGTACTTCAATTCCAATTCCTTCTGCTTCAGCAAGGATTCCATATCCGGCTGCTGCGCCGAAGCCTCGTCGAAGAGCATCTCCGTGTTCTCCTGCTGCGAGGCGTTCACATACCGCCGGATGATCTCCATCCGGTTCATTCCGGGTATGGAAATCAAAGGAAGCAGCAGGTTGGCGCGGGCCATTTCCTGCACGTTGGTGGGCATATCCGGACCGGCCACGGGGATGACATCCACCAGGCCGTCCTGATCGAAATCCGTTTCCTCCAGCGCGCCGCCTTCCCCTCCGGGGCGGGCTTCCCGCAGGGAATCGAAATCGTACTCCCGGATCAACCGCTGGATCTTCTGGAATTCCTCCCGCATGGAATGGTGCAGGCGGCGGTAAATGGCGTTGAATTGCTGCAGCCCCTGCTCGATCATGGCCAGCGTCGTCGTCGGGCTGGCGTTCGCGCCGGGGGGCTGGCCGGTCAATACATCCGTGATCGAAGCCAATTTTTCGGCGGATTTGATCAAAATATCCAGCAAATTGAATAACGCGGGGGAAGGCCCCTGGGAAATCCGGTCGTACAACACCTTGCGGATATCGTCCCCCGAGAAATGGATTCCGTGCCATTGGCCGATATCGAACATCAAGGTCCGGCTCCGGTCTCCCCCGATATTCACCGCGCCCGCCTTGAAAAACCCCCCGCCCGCGTTCTGCAACGCCCCCGCATCGATCATGATGTTGATCAGGGTGTTGATCATCTGGTTCACGTGGTACAACAACTGGGAATACCCCAGCGCGTACAACGAACCCGAAGGAATGAATTGGTATACGGTGAAATAATGCACCGGCTCGATGCGCGCCACGCTCCGCTGCTCCCCGTCCTCCTTGAAAATCACTTTCCGGAAGCGGGACCGGATGCGCAGCACTTTCCCCGAATCCCGGTGCACGGTGACCACATACGGCTCCTGGTACCCATCCTTGTCCAGATCCAGCCAGCGGTGCTGTTCCAAAATCCGGTGCGGCCGCTCCAGATCCAGCCCCCCGGCCCCCTCCTCTCCGTCCGCGCTTTCCGGATTCAAATCCTCGTCCAAAAACGCCCCGGAGCGCACCATCTCCACGATCTCGTTGAAATACAGATCGTACACATGCGTGATCCGTTGGGCCTGCTGCAGGTTCTTCGTCCGCTGGTGGGCGACCAAATCCTCCGCCTTCACCCACTCCGAAACCACATGGCCCCGCCGGGGGTCGTAATAAGTTTTCTTGAACGCCGTCCCCGTGATGGCGTAATCCAACAGCAGGGCGTCATGCTCCGATTCCCAATTGTCCATCCGCTCCAGCAGATAATAGGACAAGGCTTCCCCCAGCCGCTTGGCCCGGGCCGCCTTCTTCCCTTCCGGATCGGGGCCGATCACCTGCCCCCGGACCACCTGGCCTTCCTTTACCAGATTGGGATACGCCCTTCCGTGAAAGTTCATGACCGCCTGGGCGATCAGGGGATACACCACGTTCGACGCCCCCGGCCAGGGGAAGGTCTTCTCTTTGGTCAGCATCTGGAAGAGCTTGCGCCCTTCCTCCACCCCCTTCCGCCAATCCTCCAACGAGGCCTCGTCCACTTCGTAATCCCGCAACACCCGCTGTCCGATCGCGTTCCGGTCGTTCTCCTCCAGCAATTCCGCCACATTGGGAGCGGACTGCAACTGCTCTAAATCCAAATCCTCCGTCTCCAAATCCATGGCGTCCACGAGCGGCTGGGTGATCTGCTCGCGGGGAGGACGGCTGATAACCGGGTATTCCGCGAAAACCATGAGAAGACTCCTTGAAATTTTCAGGCATAGAATAATGCCTGTTGCAACATTACGTTATAGTTTCCCTGTATCCATCCATTCATTCATCTGGATGATATAAAATAAGAATCTAATAATTCATATCGCGAATCTATGATCTATTTTGAAACAGTCGCATAATACTACACGAAAGAACAGAATGAATCAGGAGGATTAATCATGGTTCGCAAAAGATTGCATATCACCACGAAAGAGGTGCGGAGTCCGGAGTCGCTGTTTTCCCCGGCGCAGTTGGCGCGGTACCTGGGGGTGTCTCCGGGGTATCTGGCGGGGCGGCGGGCGGCGGGGTTGCCTCCGGCGTATTTCAAATTGGGGCCGCGCAGCGTCCGGTACCGGTGGGGGGATGTGGAGGCCTGGTTGCAGGGGACGCGGCGGAGGAAGATCAATACCCCGTGATCGCGTTGGCGCTGGCGCGCCGGTCGGCGGACGGGGTGAGGAAACCGGTGTGCCGGTGAATGAGGGTGACGGGGTAAGCGAAGGTGAGCGCCAGGGCGTCGGCGGCGTCCGGGGAGCGGTTGAGCCGGGACTTGATGTCTATTTTTTTCTCTAACTGGAGCAATCCGGAATTCGAGTAAAAGTATTCCGGGGTGGTGAGTTCGCGTAGGAGGTCCGGGTCTTTGGGGAGGGATCCGCCGAGGAGAATCCATTCCTTCATCCGGTTCCACATTTGGGACCGGAGGTTGTAGTAGGGGTGGTTGACCCCCCGGCGTTCCGCCGCCATGACCGGGATGGATTGAAATCCGATTTCCTGCAAGCGGTCATGGACGCCCGCGCCGATGCCGGTGGCGTCCACGAAGATCACGTCCACGCTCCATTCCCCGGCGGTCCGGGCGGCCTCCATGGCGAGTTGCTGGGTGTCGATGGACCGGTAGCGGCGGAGGGAGTGGATTTTGAGTCCCTGGCGGACACAGAGGACGGATTCGTCATCCCCGAAGTAGGCGGGGTCCACCCCGAGAAGGATGGGGGAATCCCGGTATTCGGAGACGCCTGGGGAGCGGTTCATGGCCTCCTGGACGGCGTTTTCGGGGATTAATTGGGCGGTGGATTGGGATGGGAATTCCCCCAGGACGCGGACTTTCACGAAGTCGGAATCGATCCCCCAGTCCTCGATCCACTGCTGGAGGATCTCCTTGTTGGTCATCCGGGCGGTGCGCGAGTCGATCTGGAAGGTTTTCCAGCGGTGTTTGAATTCGCGGAAGCATTCCCGGAACCGGCCGGTGTTCCGGGTCGGGTTGCCCATCACCAGCCAGAAGGCCCCGGGGGTGGTCATGGCCCCTTCGGCCACTTCCCAGATCTTGTCCGAGATGCTCGAGGCCTCATCGAAGAGCAGCAGCACGTTCTCCTCGTGGGTTCCGGCGAAGGCTTCGGAGCGTTCCTCGGACCAGGGGATCGCCGAGGCGAACCAGAGGTCGGGGCGGGACTTGTGATAGAAGCGGGTGGCGGTGTGGACGAACCAGTCCGCATTGATGGCCATTTTGTGCCATTTCGCCAGTTCCCGCCAGGTTTTGCTGGACAACTGGTTGGAGGTGTTGGCGGTGACGACGATCTGGGGGTTTTCCCGGGTGGACATGAACCAGAGGATCACCCAGGCGGAGAGCGCCCCTTTCCCGATGCCGTGCCCGGAAGAGACGGCGATGCGGCAGGGAAGGTTGGGATGGAGGCATCCTTCCCGCAGGGATTCGAGGACGCGGGACTGCCAGAGGTCGGGTCCAGGGTGGTTTTCGAGGGGTCCCCCTTTTTCGCCCCATGGGAAGGCGAAGAGGGTGAACCCCAGGGGAT